TTGGCTGAAGCGTTGTTGGTTAATGGTGAAAACATCATTGCTGGAGACTACAAGGCATTTGATGCAAGTGCCCAGCAGGCCATTTACAGGTGGATGGTGGAACTCATCAACCAGTGGTATGATGATGGGGAAGAGAATGCTACCATACGCCGCACGCTGTGGCTTGATTTGATGCATTCCCGTCATATAACTGGAGATTCTCCATGTATGAACAATGTGGTTCAGTGGTTTAAATCACTACCATCTGGGCATCCCATGACCACTACTGCAAACAACATTTACAATATGGTGCTGTTCATCATGTGCTACAACAAGTTGGCTCCACCTGAATATGTTGGCAGATTTGAGGAGTTTGTCAAGGGTTTTTTCTTTGGTGATGACAACATTGTGTCAGTGAAAGGGTTGGCAGTTGGTTTCTTTAATCAGTTAACCATTACACCAACGATGGCTCAGTATGGGATGACCTACACCACAGAAGACAAGGAAGAGGCAGACAAACCGTCTCGACCTTTGTCTGAGTGTTCATTCCTCAAGAGAGGGTTCAGGTGGGAAGGAGCTGGCAATGCCGATGGCAGTCCAGCGTACACATATGCCCCACTTGCCCTGGAGTCAATTTTGGAAGCCCCATATTGGGTTGCCACAAACAGTCAGTCCAGGGTGGATGCCAGCAAACACATTGTGGAGTCAAACATAGAGACTCTGTTGACGGAGCTGTCTGCTCATGATGTCGCTGTTTGGGACGAGTATTACCCAAAAGTGGAATCGGCAGCGAAGGCGAGACTTGGAATTGTTCCAAAGTCCAGGTCCCGGAGTGTGTATCAGCAATGGTACAGGTCCTCCGTGCCAACATGGAGCAAAAACTACTAAGCACTATATACGGCTATGATACGATTTAAATGTCAGAAAGTAAGTAGAAATAGTGACGGAATGCTTAGTAGAATGCGTTAGCTTTTTAGCTTTACTGCTTAGGATGCGCTGGGGCAGCCCCCCTAAAATCCAGAGCAACTGACTGTGGGATATCGATTTGAGCAATTATGATAACTGTGCTTGCATGGGTCCCAAGAGAATAGCTTGCAGAAAACAATAGTCAATCAATTACTAGCAATGGGGTTATGGAAATATCCGCCCCAAATACTATTAACACTGAAGAAGTGTCAACTTTTCAAGGTGAGGTCTTCGCCCCTGAAGTAGGGGGGAGGACACTACCACAGTTCACTTACGAGCATGACGATATGCTGGGTGATGTTAGGAGCCTGCTACGCAGGCCTAGATTTTTACAGACCTTCCAACCTGAAACTATTAGTGTCAGTCATAAGTTGGATTGGGATTTTTACAATACTAATTTTCAGTTAGGTACTAGGTTTGCCGGAGCACTAGGTTTCCGGGCTACAACA